TCTCCTTGTTTCTGGAGATCGCGCTCTTGCTTGACACCGGATTCCTGCTCAACGAAGTCCAGGTTCTGTTGGTCAGTAGCCGAATTGAGGTTTGCTGCCTTGGCACCTTCGGTAACCGTCTTGGCATCTGCCAAACCAGCTTCCTTGAGCGTTTTCTCCGCTTTGGCACGGATCTCAGCAATCTCAGCCTCGATCTTGGCGATCTCCAGCTCCTGCATCTTCTGTGCAACAGGATCTGGTTCTGGCTTGAACGACTCAATACGCTTGGCAAGGTCCGGCATTTTGCGCAATTTGGCGATGTCGGACAGGATCATCTTGGCCAAGCCAGGATCGGCAGTGTTGCCCATGGTTTGGAGCATGAAAGCCAGCTCTGAAGCCTTGTGCTCGTCTTCCTCAGCCGTGCTGATGGACAGCTTGAGGTCGAAGTTGCCGGCCAGGTCATCGCGTTTGATGGCCACGTAGTCTTCATCGGTGACCCGGATCACCTCTTCCTCGCTCAGCCACTCGCTGTTCATGGCGATGATCTTGCGGCCGATCTCGATAATGCCGGCCGACAGGCGACGCAGGATGCCCAACTCACGCTTGGAGGCCGCATCCAGTGCACCACGCACGCCAGCCGCAACATCGCCGAGGGAGGCGCCGGAAACGCCCTGGCTGAAGCTGCGCACACCGGTCAGCGATTCCGCTTCCTGGTTCATCAGCTGCGTCATGACAATGGCCGACTGCGGGATTTCCGGGTAGGTGTGGGTGTACACGCCCTGGCGAGGATCCACATTGCCGTTGAACTCGTAATCCAGGCCTTTCTCGAACTTGCGCTTGTTGGTCGCATCGAGCATGTCCTTGCGCATGCCGGTCTGGCTGTTGGCCGACTTGCCCATCAGGTCGATCATGCCGCGCATCACGGCACCAAGGATCTTCTGGTTTTCTTCCAGCAGGGCGCCGTCCGGCTCGCCATAGTTAGAGTTCCGTACCGGCAGGTACTTGACGATCACATACGGCAGTTTCTTGTCCGGGAAGGGCAGCTTCTCCATGCGGATGATCTGGTTGCCCACCCAGGTGGCCAGGATCGGTTGCACGATGCCGGTGTTGTCGATGTCCCAGAAGCCAGAGAACTCATAGGCCACGAATTTGGTGCGGGGCTGGTCCTGGAAGTTGAAATTCGACACGCCCAGGCTGGCGGCATGGTCCGGTTCAGCCAGCGGGCTGTTCTGGTTGACCATGATCTTATCCAGGTTCTTGTAGCGGCCGTCCTCCTTCAGCGTTGACAGGTAGGTTTCAAAGCTGTGGATGATGAACTGGGCCTTATCGACCTTGCCCTTGGCCATCGGATCGATGACCACATTGCGGAAGTCGCAGATTTCCACGGTCGGCTTGTTGCACAAGACCTTCTTCTTCTCCGTGGTCTGCCAGTCACCATCCTGCAGGATTTCCGGACGCACCGGTGTGCCCTGTTCCGCCGTCATGCGCAGGGCTTCCTTCATTTCATCGGGGACTTCATCACGGAAACGGCGTGGATCCTGCACCTTCATCTGCATCAAGGCCTGGATGGCCGGCGCAAATTCAGGATCCAGCACGTACTGCACCGGCGGGGCTTGTTCCTGAGAGACTTCGGCCCGGTATTCCCAGCCGAGTTTAACGATGATCGTGCCCTCATCGACGCCGGTACGCACGTATTCATCAATGAATTCCTGCTTGTCGAAACAGGTATTGAACTGGTGATTGAGCACCAGCTGGTTCTGCTGGGCTGCACCGCGATCGGCCCAGGTCACTGGCGCCACGTTGTACACATCCTCGGTGCTGAGGAAAGGCTCGGACAGGGCGGCATACCGCCACTCGGCCTGTTTGCGGATCAGCTTGGGCTGGACCGAGGAGCTGCCCTTCACTGGTTTGATGGCGGCCTTGCCTTGCACATGCAGGTTATCCAGCCAACTCTCGATCTTGCTCTTCTGCACCTGGTGCAGGTCGCGGGAATCCTCCAGATGCTGCTTGAGCTGCATCAAGGTGGGCTCGTTTGCCCAATCGGTGAGCTTGGTGACGCTGTTCTCTTCCCTTTTCGGGGAATCATCCGTCACCTCTGCTTCATCGTTGGTATTGATCTCAGCTTCAGCCATGGTTGTCCTGGGGTTAAGTTTGAATTACACGTTAGCAAGCATTATCATATACAACATTTCTCCCTGTAAAGGAACTTCCAATGAACATTCTCCCGCTGCACTCCCGTTTCGAGATGCCTACCCGTGGTTCCGACCACGCTGCCGGCTATGACATCGCCATGCCGAATGACGGTTTCGTGCTGCATGGCGTAGCCCAGAAAGTGGCCCTGGGCTTTGCGGCCGAGGTACCCGAAGGCTATATGGCCATGCTGCTGCCACGCTCCGGGATTGGCTTCAAGAAGGGGGTCGAGCTGCACAATACGGCCGGCATCATTGATGCGGACTACCGCGGCGAGTGGTTCGCCAGCCTGCACATCAAGACCGGCATCCGTTTCGACTGGCTGGCCGGCGAGAAGCTGCTGCAGTTTATCCTGGTTCCGATTCACACTCCGATTCTGGAGCGTGTAGACTCCATTTCCGATACCCTACGTGGTGCCGGGGGTCTGGGTTCTACCGGTAAATAACTGTTTTTAAAGGAGAAACCATGTCTGACAAGCGTACCCTGGTGTTTGCCTACACTGCTCCCTTTGCCATGTACCCGGAATTCGTCAATGTCTCCGGCCAGGACAATGGTTCGACCATCATGACCGTCCGTACCCAGGGTGATCAGATCCCCAGCAAGATCAACCTGCCGCCCGACCAGTGCCTGTTGCTGGGCCAGGCCTTGATCCAGCGTGCGGAAGAAGTACTGGGCGTGACCAGAGACACAAAGGACACCGCAGGTTAGTGTTCACTAACTTATCACCCAAAAAGAAGCCCCCAAGGTGTTATCCGAGGGGGCTTTTCAAGAGGGATGTCAACTTTACAGAGAGGAATCTTTAATATAAACCAAGATTCCTGCTTGTCAAGATTGATTCAAACGAATCACACGAAGCCCCGTTCTTCAAACTTGCCCTCCGCCCCCCGCTGCTGCACTTCCATGCCATCCATCTTCAGGCGAGCACACTCGTTCTCGTACTTGGCGGCGTAGGTATTGCCGGCATTGAACTCCTGTCCCAGACCCACCGGATTGTTGGCTCGGCTGGCCACGTAGTACAGCAGCGCCGTCAGGTGCGAGTAGGGCAGTTCGATCTCCAGGCGATCGGGATCGAAGGCACCCACGTTAGGGTCAATCAGCGCGTGATTGGCCCGGTACACCACACTCAAGCCAGAGGTGAGCAACTGGGTGGGCAGGGACGGGTTTTGCGTCACGATCGACAGCGGCACCTCCAACCGGTTCATGGCCGAAGTCAGCAGCGAATGCGGCTGGTCCAGGCGGTTGAGCGGCAGCTCATAGTCGCCATCGGTGTACACCCGCGTGATCAGCAGCACGTCATCGCGGAAAGGATCGGCCAGCGAATCCAGAATGTAAGGCATGGGTGCTGCAGGAGCGGGTGGGATGGTGGGCTTGTACTTGGTCACTGCCCGTTTACTGGTCAGCAGGTAGCTGGTGGTGGGGCCATCCGGGTCCAGATCCAGCACCAGGCGTTTGACCCGCAGCTCGAAGCGCGTAAACAAGTCCGTCAGGCCCAGGTTCACGTGCGACAGCACCTTGTCGATGGCGTCGTCGGTGTCAATAATCCCCTGGCCGGCGCCGAAGTTCAGCTGGCTGAACTCGGCCGCCTTCAGGTGGTTGAAAATCTCTTGTAGTTTCATCATCTTCCTTTAAACGATGTAGTTGCTGATGCGATTGACTGGCTCTTCGTGGTCTTCCAGTTCCCATACCTCGCCGTCGGAGGTCTGTACCGTAGCTTCCTCAGAAGGGCGCCAGGCATTGAGCAACGGCAATTGCGAAATAGTATCAATAAAGTCATCGTGTTTCGACTTGAAACCAGATTGCGAAGCCAGGGAAAGCTCGGTCACGGCCTCGACCATGATGTGCCCGGTCTTCATCTCCTGGGGGAAATACATCTTGCCCAGCTTGAACAGGGGCAGGGCCACGTTGAAGCGCTGCAGCTTGTTGGTCGTGGGCCGGATACCGGGCTCGTTCTTGTTGCCCTCGGAGGCGAAGGTGAAGTAGACGTTGCGTTCCAGCTGCTGCTCCTGAATCCAGGGAATGAAGCCGGCCTGCTGCCCGGTGACCTCGATGCCCACCGAAGACGGCTTGTAGATCTGGCACAGGCGGAACAGGTCGTTCATGGTTTTACCCATGTCCTGGCGGGCGCAGATGCCATCCACCCAGAACCAGTCGCCGGCATGGTTCAGTGCCCATACCGAAATCACGCTGTAATCGGAACTCTGCTTGGCCGAGGTGGCGAAGTCGGTGGTGATGTAGAAATTGAAGCGGCCCTTGTGGGCCAGCACATGCTCCCGCTTGTACCACTTGATTTCCGAGTCCAGCACCAGGCGGTCTTCCTCGCTCATGATGCGCAGCATCAGCTCCTGGTTGAAGGTGTCCACCTTGCCCAGCTTGACTGCCGTGTCGTACTGGGTCTTCACGTAGTCATAGGTGAAACGGTCGGGCCAGCTGCCACGAAATTCCTCCCGTGTGCACGGGTACTGCTCGCACACCGGGAATACATTCACGGCCCAGGCGCCGGACTCCACTGCCTTGTACAAGGGATCCTTGGCGTTGAACGGAGTACCGGACCAGATGATCATGTTCTGCTTCGGATGCAGCGCATAGTTGACCGCCTTGTACACGGTGTCCTCTACCGCGGCAATCACCGTCGCCGAGCGTGCATCCTCATCGCTGATCAAGTCATCCAGTATGGCCAGTTGCGGACGCTGGCCCAGTTCCTTGGCACCGCGGACACCGGTCTTGGCACCATAGCCTTTGACGATGAATACATTGCCGGACAGGTTCTTAAACTCCCAGCGGATGTCGGTGAACTTGGCTTCCGGGATGTACTGGCGCAGGAAGTCGGAATTCTCATAGCGGAACTCCAGGTTCTTGCGCATGTTCTTGACGCCGTTCTCGATCGAGTCTGACACATACAGGGCCAGGTTCACCTTGCCGAAACCAGGAATCTCACCATACACGCCGATGAACAGGCACAGGTACTCACCCATCACAGTGGTCTTGGCAATACCCCGGTGGCACAGGTTCAGAACACGGGCGCCCCGGTGCGTCAGGGTGTCCAGCATCTTGTAGTGGACGATCGGGGTCTTGTTCTCCTCCCCATCGACACCATTCACCAGCTTGATGAAGTTGACGAACTCCAGAGCAAACAGGGACGGGACATAGTTCAAGTCCACCTTGTAGTCGGTGGCATTGAGGTAATCCTCCACCTTCCACGGTGTGTCATCGGCATGGAAGCCGTACCTGGCTTTACTGATGGCCTTGTGCGCAGCGGCGGCCGCCAGGCCAGACGCAAGCACGGCAGACACCGGGTCGGTGGGATTGGTTTCCGGGTAAATGGAATGTAGGTTCCTGCTCATTATCGGCAGCCCTTTCCAAAGCAGATGTCCAGGCCCAGGCCAAACATGGCACCGCCCACAATCAAGGCCAGCACCCAGTTGAAATCGGAAGCCAGAAAAACAAACATGCCAACTACCAGGGCCGGTACCAGGGAAAACAGGATGCCGGCCAGGATGGCTTCGGTACGCCGACTCAGCTTCATGCCCGGCCTCCTACAATCTCCGCTTCACCCATCTCAATCACCAGGCGCTGCTCGGCTGCATGCTGGGCATTGATGGCGCCGGAAGCGATCGCTTTACGCTGGGCCTCGGCCAGTTCCATCGTGGTTTCCCGCAGTGCCTTAATGGCATCGTTCTCCTTGACGGCAATATCCATCTCGATCTTCTTGACTTCCGGAGGACGGAGTTGGGTGAGCACGGAATTTAAGGCATCGGCCCGGACCTTCTCCGATTGAGCGGAGAGCCCCAATTCAAACTGGGCATTCAAGGCTCGCTGGTACATGTCCTGGTTCAGGACGTGCACCGGGATCAGGGTCTGTTCAAAGATCAGGTTGACCAGCTTGCCCTTGTTGTACGCCGACACATAGGAGGCAATGTCCTTGGGGGATACCCCAGCTGCCACAAAGCCCTGGTACTTGTCCGGGAAGGTCTTCATGTAGGCCTCGATATTGGAGGAGCCCATCAGCTTGTGGCTGACGTACTTCACTGCATCGAGGTACTGCTCGATCTTGAACTTCCCATCCTGCATGACACGGGTATAGGACAGCAGGTTGTCACGGTAATGCTCGAACTCCCCAGGGTTGGAGAGCGTGGCATTGATCTGGTCCACCAGCTGCTGGTTCAGGGACTTCTTCACCTTGTCAGGCAAGACTGCCCGGAACTGTTCCAGACTCAGTGAGAGTGGATTGGCAGGGGATACGGTAACGACTGCAGGAACAGTGACGCTTGCTGCTGGTTCAACCACATGAGCATCAGCCACGGTTGGATTGGAAGCAGTAGGAGCTGTAACTGTTGCTCTATTATTTGGGTGGTCATCGAAGATGGACATGGCATGACTTACCTTATTGAAGGTTGACCTTATGGCGCTGCTTCGCAGCACCTATACCAACTGCGTTGGTATATCGGGTGTATATGGTTGCCATGGTACCTGAATGTCTGAAAACAATGTTGACAAAAAACATGTTGTCAGAAAGAAACGAAGGGTTGGTACAAATATTGCTAGAAAATAAACGGAAGGGTCTGGCAGATTTTCTTACCTGGGTACAGGTGCAGTACTGACAGCTTGAGGACAAAAAACAAAACTACCCCCCCCCCCTACTTCAACTACCTACCCCACTGGCCTACGGCCATGCACTGGATGGATTGATCATCCATTCTTCATTCATCTCTAACGTTAGGAGTTCACCATGTTCACTGCCATTGGTTCTGCCATCATTCAATTCTGTGCTGCTGTCTCTACCCTGTTTGCTGCTGCGGAGAAGGGTGCTAAAGCCCTCGATCACCTCGCTGGCTGGAGTGAAGAGACTGCTGGTGCTTTCGCTGATGAAGCCCGTATCACCCGTCGCGCTAAGCTCAATGCCCTGCGTTCCCAGACTGGTGTGACTGAAGCTGAAGTGGCTATCCCTCAGTAATCCCTTGGCCATCACCCTCACCGGTGGTGGCTTTGCTTTCTACACAACACACTTCTACACACGGAGACAGTGCCATCCAATGCCCATGCCATCGACTACTCATTGCCCTTCGGGCATGGAGTGGAATACAGTTGATCCTGTATTAATTTCAAATGAATAACATTGGAGAACAGCATGATCATTTCCCGTACTGAACGTAAGTGGACCATCGTGATGGCAGTGCTGATGTTGCTGGCAGCTGTCTCTTACCTGATCGTCATCGATGTTCAAGTGCTGCCTGAAAGTGGCATTACGTGGAGTCAGCTGAAACTGGGAGATCTGATCTTCCTGCTGATTCCGGCACTGATGCTGGTCATCTATGCCACTGCACTGTTGCTATTCTATAAACAACGTGGCTGGCATCACCTGAACAGCAAGTGCTACCAAGGCAGTAAATTCCCTTGGCTATAACGAGGATGAGGTAATGAAAATGATTACCTCTATATAGCTAAAAGTAGTAAGGGATGGGCCAAAACAGTGTTTCTGGTACATTTCCATCTCTTTCCCTACTACAACTATTTCCTCCCCTAAACCGATACTCACCCGTGGTACTAACGGTGTAAGTACTCACACCCTCATAACACTTATCATTTATACATCTATGACTACTAAACTCACCCTGATCGAAAAGATCAAGATCACCATCCTGATCGTTGCAGCATCCATTGCCATTGGCAGCCTGTATGCGGCTGTGCACTTCATCATCAAGTTCTGGTGACTATGACTGCTCACACCATCTACGTACACGACTCAGACACTGCTCGTGCTCTGTTTGTTGCAGCGACCATCGCACTCATCAAACAGGGCAAGGTCATCGTCATCGACAGCCTGACCTCCTATCTCAAAGAGATCGAGGACATGACCTTTCCTGTGCTGATTGATGATGCTTTCTATGATCGTCCTACGCAGCGTGTACGCGACCATGGCAGGCCTCCGGCCAAGCATAGGTACAAATCCTCATCCCTCAATTTAAATCGTCCTGTGGTGCGTGCTATGCGCTCCGTGAACCGCAATCGTTAAAGGAATCATCATGCAATCTCGTAACCAGCTCCAAGGCCGTTACACCGGTGCTTTCCGTGGGCACCATACCCGTGACCATTTCAAGACTGGTCGTCATCTGCGCAGTGTCAGTACCTTTAACGCCAATCACACGCAGCGTAAGCAGTGGATGATGATCATGCGTAATCTCAAATCCAAACCACCTGTAGTGGATCCCATCCCTTTCTAAGGAATCCTCATGTGCCAATTCTGTGAACAAAAACAAGCAGTACAGGATGTCTGTGAATCCCTTGGTGCTGCCATGACCGGGCTTACGGATATCTCTATGGTCCTTGTGGTCGGGGATGACCAGTCCGAGCCCATGGCTGAAGTACAGCAACGCTCACACCTGATCTGTGGTGCCCTGAAGCTCATGGGCTTCACGGTGCATCCGCATCGCGGCAATTTCAAACCACAGCACTTCATCACCGTGCTGTTCCAAACCAATCCGGGATCCAATCCATCCCACTATCGTCACTAGTTCATTCATTAATCTAAGGAGCTACATCATGTCCATGATCCGCACCCTCATCTGCCTGCCACTCATGGTAATCATGTGGCTCTTGCAGACCTTGTTCCAAGTTGCATCCATCCTTGTCATGCTCCCAGTGGGCGTGGCAATCGCTATCGCTGTGGGCTGCCTGCATGCCTACGAACACTTC